TCTAGAAACTTATCCCAAACTGTATCGTTGGCAAGCAGTCAGCGGTGTTGAACAGTGGGTGGAAATTGACACCACAGATCAAACCACACAAAATGGTATATTGTTTGCTGATGCACGATGGAGCACAAATGGCACAACTGATCCTGTAGCAGACGCATTGCCAAGTATTGTGAGTTTGTTGACCAGCGATTATTTGGATCCAGATGCTCCTAATCCAGCACTGTATCCACAAGGTACTCTGTTGTTTAACACACGTCGTTCGGGCTACAATGTCAAGAGTTTCCAAATGGATTACTTCACAACCACAGCAACTGACTATGCAATTGATGCATATTCGGCTACTACAGCCTATGCAGTCAACGACTTTGTGAGTTACAACAACGGTATCTATGTTTGTGCTGTGGCTACCACAGCCGGTACAGCACCAAGCAATACTGCATACTGGGATTTGATCAACCTCAACACCTGGCTCACAGCCAGCGGCAACAAAGACAATGGTGCCATGTGGTCAGGTCGACTGGCACAGCGTCAAATCATTGTACAAGCACTCAAATCAGGTATTGACACCAGCGTGGCAGCACGTGAAGAACAAAATCAATACAATATTATTGCTACACCTGCTTACCCAGAACTGACACCAAACATGATTGCACTCAGCAACGAGCGCAACAACACCCTGTTTGTGGTCGGCGACACACCCATGCGTCTGGGCCCTGATGGCAACAGCCTGGTGGCATTTGCTACCAACAACAACGGACTGGGACAACCCAACGGTGATGGCAATATCTCTACCAGTAACTACTGTGGTGTGTTCTACCCCAGTTGCCAAACCAGTGACCTTGGGGGCAACACAGTTGTTCAACCTCCAAGTCACATGATGGTACGCACTATCCTGCGCAGTGACGCTGCCAGTTATCCATGGTTTGCTCCAGCAGGCACACGTCGTGGTGTTGTGGACAATGCCACAGCAATTGGTTATATCAATGCCGCAACAGGTGAGTTCAACCAGATTGGAGTGAGCCAGTCAGTTCGTGACATCCTGTATGAGCGCAATATCAACCCAATCACGTTTATTCCAGGAATTGGTATCACCAACTTTGGTAACAAGACTTCAACTGCTGTGACCACAGCACTGGATCGTATCAATGTTGCACGACTAATTTGCTTCTTGCGTGGACGCCTGGAAGAAATTGGTAAACTGTACTTGTTCGAACCTAACGACACAATCACACGCAATCAGATCACCAACAGTGTCAACAGCCTGATGATTGACTTGGTGGCCAAACGTGCCTTGTATGATTACCTGGTTGTTTGTGACTTGAGCAACAACACTCCTGCACGTATTGACCGCAATGAATTGTGGGTAGACGTTGCTATTGAGCCAGTGAAGGCTGTGGAATTCATCTACATTCCATTGCGTATCAAGAACACTGGGGCAATTGCTGCCGGTCAATAATAGAACTGGGGGCTGATTTTTCAGTCCTCGTTCTAGATAAATAAACATATAGGAGATAACAAATGGCAAGCGCATCACTAAACAGAATGACAGTACCGTTAGCAAGCGATCAATCCGCAAGCGCACAGGGCCTGTTGATGCCCAAACTCAAATACAGATTTAGAGTATTGTTTCAAAATTTTGGTGTGACCAACAGCACAACAGAAATGACCAAACAAGTTGTCAGCGTAGCTAGACCCAATCTGACATTTGAAGAAATCGCATTACCAATTTACAACTCAACACTGAAGTTGGCCGGACGTCATACCTGGGCTGACATTGCATGTTCAGTACGTGATGATGCATCAGGCAGTGTTATGACGCTCGTTGGTGAGCAAATGCAGAAACAACTGGACTTCTTGGAACAAGCATCAGCCGCAGCTGGTATTGACTACAAGTTCATGACCACAATTCAAATTCTTGATGGTGGCAACGGTGCAGACACTCCCACAGTTCTTGAACAGTGGGAATTGTATGGTTGCTACTTGAAGGGTGCTGACTACGGTGAACTCAACTATGGCACCAACGAAGGTGTTACAATTGCCTTAACTATTGCCTACGACAATGCCGCACAAGTCAAGACATCAGTCAACGATGGTGGTATCGGTGCTATTGCCACAGGACTTGGTCGCACCATTGGTGGTGCAGTAACAGGTGTTGGCCTAGGCGCCTAAGGGCCGGGTCATGCCAACATTCGGTCAACAATTCTTTCAAGGGTTTACTGAAGTCAATGCCTTGCGTGATTACACTCACGCAAGCAAGGTGTTTACTCCCAACTCTTTTGAACTTAAACCTCGGTACAAGTTCCTTTTTCACGTTAGTTTTACTCTTAACTTTGCAGGTGTTCCTGGCCTAGCCAGTTATCTTGGAGTGCAAGGTAATTCATCATTGAGTTATGTGGTCAAGACTGTGGACCTGCCCAAGTTTACAATTGCTAACGAGACTCTCAATCAATACAATCGCAAGCGTGTGATACAGACCAAGATCAATTATGATCCGGTGACTGTGGTATTTCACGACGATGCTGGAGACAATGTGCGCAAGATGTGGTACGCCTACTACAACTACTACTACAAAGATGCATCTCAAAGTTACAATGAAGTATTAGAAAATGGCAACAACGGCAGTCTTGGTGAGAGCGCCAACAAGGTCACAGGATTTGGATACAATATTCGTGACATCTATGCCAACCAACGTGTGGGCAATGTCAACGATTGGGGATACATTGGTGAAGCATACAATGATGGTACATCAGGTCCTTCGGGCAAGGCTCCTTTCTTTCTGGACATTCAGATCACCGGCATGGATCAACACAAGACAGCAACTTATGTGCTGGTCAATCCACTGATCACCAATTATTCACATGATCAGTATTCCTATGCAGAAGGAGCTGGCACCATGCAAAACAGCATGACCATTGCTTATGAGACTGTGAAATACTATGCAGGCGCTGTAGGCCGGTCCAGACCGGATCAAAACGTCAAAGGCTTTGCTGATCCTAGCCATTATGATCAAACACTAAGCCCAATTTCCAGACCAGGCAGTCGTGCCAACTTCATGGGCCAAGGTGGCTTGTTGGATGCTGCCGGAGGTATTATAGAAGATTTGCAGAGCGGCGGACCATTGGGTATTATTGGTGCTGTACAAAAAGCCGGCACAACTTACAATACATTTAAAAACAAAAATCTCAAGAGTATTGCCATCAACGAAGCAGTGGCTCTGGGAACAAGTGTGGTCAAAGGAGCAGTGCCTGCGGCCATGCGACAAATTCCCGGACGAACCAGCGGTATGTATTATCCTACTCCAAAGTGATTTTTAGGTAATTACTAATTATGGCCAGCATTAATTACACCAACTACAACATTGATCAAACAGTACGAGTGTTTGATGCATTCTATGACTATGATGTGAACATTCCTGTGGGTGACTATGACATAGTCAACAGTTACTTCAAGAGTGTGATGACCACAAAACAAGCCGCAGACAACTTCACTGCCAGCCTGTTTAGAGTGGCACAAGACACTAACATACCACCATTGACCCTGTTGCAAACATTCCAGGCCAGCGGCGAGCAACTGGATCTCAACATCAACATGGCCTACTATCTCAACAGCATCAGAAGCCGTGCTACCTTGTTGGGAGTAGGCATACCAGTAGCACCCAACTACTACGCGGCTAGAAACGTCATACAATAATGGCACACTGGGCACAAGGCACATATACAGTAGTGAACCGTGCCAAGTATGTGGGCAACGGTGAACCCCGCTACAGATCCGGTTGGGAATTTTCTTTTATGAAGTTTTGCGACTCAAATGATGCTGTGCTACAGTGGGCCAGTGAAAGTATCGCTATTCCGTATCGTCATCCCCTGACAGGCAAGATGTCACAGTATATCCCGGACTTTCTTATAACATATCGCACCAGAGGCAATCAAATGCGGGCCGAATTGATTGAAATCAAGCCCAAAAAACAAAGTGTAATTGAGTCAAAAATGAGTAGTAAAGACCGTGCCATAGTTGCCATCAACTATGCAA